ACAAGGATCAGGCTTGAAGGGCATATCAGAGCCTGAGCTTGCGGCTGCGATCCGAGGCTATAAGGGCATGAAGCCGATAGACCGGAAGGCCGTGATTGACACTCTTGTGGCCGATCATGGGATTGAGTGCCGGAACACCACCGAGGGCAAGAGGGGCCGCCCCCGGATGGCATGGTTTGCCCCGTGAAGGAGGATAGGATGAAGATCGAGGAAGATGAATGTGGTAATGTTGCCATGTCCGCAATCTATAACATTAGGTGCATGTTTTTGGACATTCAACAAGCCGCGCATTGGGCAACCGGAGAAGATTATCAAATCCAGATCATTGGGTTCTTCTATCGAGCCGTTCCAAAACCAACCGCTAAATTGCTTGTACTTGACCCTGAGGGCAACCAGTACACTGCGCTCATACAATTCTTGCCAGATGAAGGCTGGACCCTCGACCACCACTCAAAGTGGCACAAACGAGAAAGCACAACTTCCAAGAAGACAGCCGACGTTGCCTAGCGTCATATAACGCAACGGCAACTTTCAGAGGCCCTCGGATGACTCCGGGGGCTTTTGCTTTGGGTGGGGTTATGCTTGTGCAATGCCTCGCCAGTGCTCATAGGAAGGCCGTGGAGCCGGTTCTAGCGTGTGTCCGCTAGGGTGGTGGCTCAGGCACCATGAAAGCCGCTGGCGGGCCGTTTCTGACGATTCTCGCCATGAATCCTTTGCCGGGACATGGAAATAAGTAATTCAGCAGTGCTAAGTCTTTGATCTTTAAAAAGAAAACATTAAAACTATTTAATTTCCGGGACAAACGCAGATACACTCTCTCCCACCCAGAAAGAGAGGGGGAAGAAGGTGTACTTATAAATAAAAAAAAACCCTATTATAAGAGAAGTCTAGTGTTTAGTAGGGTTCCTCGCGATTCTTTTCCGGGACAGGGCATGTCTAATGGCTGCTAGCGGTTAATGGTAATTCCCCAAGCCCGTAGCAGGGGCCGATAGACCTGGTTCACCAGCCTTCCCTGGCGTCAGATATTTTTCTTGCACTTTTCTGCAACATGGGGCTTGCAAGTTTCTGCAAGATGTGGGATAAGAGGACATCAACAAGGGAGCCACCAATGACCAACGACCAAGCCGTACTCGAAACCGCCTACGCCGCATTCAACATCGGAAGCACCGGCTTCTGCGGCTACGTCTCCGAGCGCGCCACCGGCCTCTGCATCAGCCGCACCGAAGCCGCAGCCATCGCAGCCAAAGCCACCACCGCCGCCGAGTTCCTCAACATCTGGAACAACGAGGAGATGTGGCAGGATTGCCACAACGGCATCGACGCACTCTAAGGGAGAACTGCCAATGACCACCGCAGCCGACATCCTTGCCAAAGGCCACGCAGCAATGGCCGAACTCGCAACCCGCCCCCGCAAGCCGCCCCAGACCGGCGAGGAAGCCATCCTCGTCATTGAGGAGATGCGCCGCCACACCAAGTCCAAAGCCGCCCGCATCAAGATGGCCGACATGGCGATCAGCATCGGCAACCTGACGCCCCGCGCACGTTCGATCTGGATTGTTTATAGGGCAGAGGAGGCATCCAAGTGACGAGCCAGCCTAAGCCCAATGGACGCCCGCCCAAGTATCCGTGGCGCACCATCGAAGTGGGCGAATCGTTCTTCGCTCCCGGTCGCAGTTCTAAATCGCTCCAGCACGATGCCGCCCGCTACTATCGACCACGCCGTTACACCTGCCGCAAGATCAGCCTCAGAGGCATCATCGGCACCAAAGTCACGAGGACCGAATGACCGCCACATGGACCCCTATCGCCAAAGGCGAGCGAAAGCCCGAAGGATGTGTCCTCGTCACCTGTACCTACGAGACCAGCAAATTCGAGCTTGTTATGTTCGGCGGGCAGATCAAAACCTTCCACCGCATCCGCATCGCCCGATGGAATAAAACAAGCCAACGGTGGCACGATGACGGACCCCGAGGCGAGAAACTCAATAACGTCACCGCATGGATGCCACTTCCGGAGCCTCACCAATGACCGACTTCGCTGTCAAAGTTACCGTTCGCAACGCCAGACTCCTCCGCGCCATCAAGGCCGCAGGGTTTGCCACACAAGCCGAGTTCGCCAAGTTCATCGGCACCACGCCCCAACGCATTGGCGAACTCCTCAACTTCAAGCTAAGGCCCGTTGCCAACGGCGACTGGTCAGAACTCGCAATGGACATCTCCTCCGCACTCCGCACCGAGCCGGAAGAACTCTGGCCGCATCACATGCGAGACCTGCTCACCGCCCGCAACTCCATCGAGGCCGAAATCGACGCCGAGCAACTCGCCCAGATCGCCGCACCGACAAGCCTGGAAGTGGACAAGCCGCTTCTCGCCAAGCTCGTCGCTGCCATCACCCATCCACGCCGCCGCGCCATGATCGAGGCCCGCTTCGGCCTCACCGGCGAACCGGAACAAACCCTCGAAGATATCGCCAAGGACTTCCGCGTCACCCGCGAACGCATCCGGCAATGCGAACTGCGATCCTTCCGCGAGATGCGAGAGAAAGCCAGACGCTTAGGAATCGCCGTGCCAAAGCATCCATATCGATACTGATCCCCCTGTGGTTTACTCCTCCCGCCGCAGCAAACTGGCCCCGCCCTTGTGGTGGGGCTTTTTTTGCTCTATATTGCGCCGCATGACACCGGACGAACTCATCCAATGGCGCACCTCAGTCGCCCTATCGAAGCGCAAGGCAGCAGAGGCCCTTGGCCTCGCACGCAACACATTCCGAGCCTATGAAACCGGCAAGCAGCCGATCCCGCGATACATCGAACTTGCCGTTAAGGCAGTCACAAAAACCGACAATAAAAAGGACAGCAATGCTGACCTATAAGCTTATTCCAACCTCCGACCTCATCCCGTACGCCCGCAACAGCCGGACGCACTCCGAGGCCCAAGTCACCAAGATCGCGTCATCGATCAAGGAATTCGGGTTCATCAACCCGGTGGTGACGGACGGCAAGAACGGCATCGTGGCGGGCCACGGGCGCGTCCTGGCGGCGAACAAGCTGGGACTGAAGGAAGTGCCGTGTGTTGAGGCGGCGCACCTGACCGAGGCCCAGAAGCGCGCATATGTCATTGCCGACAACCGGATGGCGCTTGATGCGGGATGGGACTTCGAGATGCTCAAGGTTGAATTGAAAGACCTCGAAGATATGAAATTCGATCTGACAATGACAGGATTCGATCTAGGTGAGATGGCGTCAATGTTCGCGCAGCCAAACTTTGAACCTGGCACAGAAGCCGATCAAGGAAAGCTGGACGAACTTGCACCAAAGATCATCCAATGCCCGCATTGCGGAGATGAGTTCGACATGAGGAAGCATGAGCAAGGCTAACATCCGCATCGACTGGGCAACACATGAAGCTGCGAAGTATGCGTGTGAGAATTGGCACTATAGCAAAAGCGTACCAGTTCCACCTTTGGTGAAAGTAGGTGCTTGGGAAGACGGAAAGTTTATCGGTGTTGTTATGTTTTCGCGTGGCGCTTCATCAAATCTAATGAATCCTTACGGTTTAAAACAAGATCAAGGATGTGAACTGACACGCATTGCGCTGACGAATCACACAGCACCAGTTTCTAGAATAGTAAAATTCGCTATTCAATTCTTAAAGAGAAAAAGCCCCGAACTTCGTTTAATAGTGTCTTTCGCTGATCCTCAATACGGTCATCATGGTGGAGTATATCAAGCCGGAAATTGGATATATGTAGGAGACACTACTACAGGGCGTGAGTTTTGGCACAACGGAAAAAGGCTTCACTCACGGCAAGTAAGTGAAAAAGGGTGGAATATTCAACAAGGTATGCAACGAAAAACAATAAAGCCTAGTGATTGCGATGTAATCAAGACACCCGGAAAACACCGTTATCTCATGCCACTAGACGAAGACATGCGACAGCGTATAATGCCGCTGTCAAAACCATATCCAAAGCGTGTGAAGAAGGCGATGGCTTCCTCCCCGGAAGCACAGCGGCAGGGCAGCACTGACCCACACGCTCCAACTCTTGAGGCCTCGACATGACCGAAGAAACAAAAGGCAAGCTAGGCCGCAAGCCTCATGCACCGACAGACGCGCAGCGCCAGCTTGTCTCGCTACATGCGACAGTCGGAACCACGCACGAGAGCATTGCCGAAATCCTCGGCATCCACAAAGAGACGCTCTACAAGTATTATTCCGCCGAACTGAAGCAAGCACGAGACAAGGCCAACGCAACCATTGGCGGTGCGCTCTTCAACAAGGCAAAGGCTGGCGATACAACCGCCATGATCTTCTGGCTCAAGACGCGCGCACGCTGGCGCGAAACCGTGGACATCTCTAACGAAGATGGATCGCTCAGGCCAGAGCCAGTCGCAGCCGCCGTCCTTGCTGCGCTCAACAAGATTTACGATGACGACGAGTGAGCATCGAGCCGCGAACCATCAACGGCTCTATAAGTTCGCACGCACGATCTACCGCGCCCGCACCAACCAAGAGATGCTGCCGAACGAGCATCAGCGGGCGATCTGCCGCAGCCTTGAGCAGGTCTTCGCACATCGCATCAAGCGGCTCATCATCAACGTGCCGCCTCGATCCGGCAAGACCGAGATCGCCGTCAAGGTATTCATCGCCTGGACCATCGGCCTCGTTCCTGATGCCGAATTCATCCACGCCAGCTATTCCAAGCGCCTCGCGACATCCAACGCATACGACATCC